AGCAGACCTTTGGTTTGATACGGCTACGAATGGGAATAAAATAAATGTGTTGGTGGTGGATGTAATTTCAATAGCATACTAATCCCCCCCCTGGCATATAGCGAATTTTTTATATTTTGGAGGAACTATGCGAGTTGAGCTCAGCGGGACAGGCGGTACGGGCACTGGGATTCAGAAGGTTGCAAATGCTGCTGCTTTAGCGGCTTTGGCAGCTCCCCAAGAGGGGGACTTTGCAGTACAGCTTGATACGGACACGCTTTATTATTACAATGGAGCGGCTTGGGTTGCGTACGCAGATGATTCAGACGCCGCAGCCCTAGTTGCTGTAACGACAGCGATCTCAGACCATTTATCGGACACTACAGACGCGCATGATGCATCGGCCATATCATTCTCCCCAGTTGGTACAATTGCGGCGACGGACGCGCAGACGGCAATAGCTGAGGTAGCAACAGACGCGGCGACGGATCTTTCAAACCATGTCGCTGCGGGAGATCCACATCCTGCGTATGCAACGGACACTGATCTTTCAAACCATTTATCGGATACTACAGCGGCCCACGCGGCCACTGCCATATCTGTAGCTCCCACTGGAAACTTAGCAGCAATAGAGGTTCAGGCAGCTTTAAATGAGCACCAAGGGGATATAGACACCCTGGTGACTGCGAGCCATGCAGCGGTTACGATAGGGGCATTTGGAGGCACTCCGAACTCTACAGGGCTATCATTGTCTACACAGGCAATATCTATGCAGCCAGGGGACGAGACGAACCCTGGGGGCATAAGTACAGCAGCGCAGATAATGGGTGGTGAGAAGCGATTTCCTGGTGGTGTTCATGTTGGAGCGAACACAGCACTGGGGGCAAGTGAGATATTCAAAGTAACATCTACAACCTTGGGGGCCATATCTTCTCCTGTAATGACTACAGCGCAGAGGGATGCAATTGGGACTCCCGCAACGGGCTTGAGGGTATATAATTCTACACTTAAGCGTCCTGAGTTCTATGATGGAACGCTATGGCAGTCTGAGAGTTCTCCTAATACTGCGGCAGCGCAGACACCCGCAGATGCAACAACTCCCACAATTTTGGGATATAGAAGACAAATTCTTCCCATTTCCGGAAGTGGTGGAGCAGTTTCTTTAACGGACTTATCAGTATCTAACAATTTGGATGGGGATGAATTAACCTTAGTTGGTGGAAGCGATACGAACACTGTTACAGTGGTGGGTGCAACGAACACGCAGGTTAATGGAAGCTGTACACTGGCTAATGGTGATACTCTTACCTTGGTACTTTACAGTGCTAAATGGTACGAAAAGAGCAGGTCTAATTAATGAAGTCGATTCAGGAAGTTTCTACGGAATATACTCCAAGGGTTCATCAAGCGTTACTGCATAAAGCATTAAAGAGATTTAATGTATTGATTTGCCATAGGAGATTTGGAAAGACAATTTTTTCAGTAAATGAAATGCTAGATCAGGGGCTTAGAAACGAGCAGAAGAATCCCCAATATGCCTATTTAGCTCCCACATTTGGTGCCGCAAAGAGAATTGTTTGGGACATTCTCAAGGATGCGGTTAAGAATATTCCAGTTATTGAGACGAATGAGGCTGAGTTAAGAGTAGATATTTCTAGACCTGCAAAAAAAGATAGGGTGAGGTTTCAATTATTAGGGGCAGAGAATCCAGACTCTCTTCGAGGAATTTATCTTGACGGAGTAATTCTTGATGAATTTGCAGTAATGAACCCAGAAGTGTGGACACACGTTATCCGTCCAGCTCTTGTGGATAGGTGTGGATGGGCGATATTTATTTCTACTCCCAATGGACAGAACCACTTCTATGATATTTATCAGTATGCAAAAGAGAATCCCAGCGAGTGGTTTAATATTATATATAAAGCGAGTGAGACGGGGATAGTTCCGAAATCAGAGCTAGAGGCAGCTTTGCATCTAATGGGTGAAAATGTATACAACCAAGAATTTGAGTGTTCTTTTTCTGCTGCACTTGTTGGTGCATACTATGGAAAAGAATTAGAGAAGATGGAGGCGGGTAATAGGATATGTAAAGTTCCTTACGATACCGCCGTGGGTGTTTATACTGGATGGGATCTTGGAATTTCGGACACTACTTGTATATGGTTTGTCCAATTAGTTGGGAAGGCACTCCACGTTATTGATTATATTGAAAGCTCCGGTGCAGGGCTTGATTATTATGTGAAAGAGATTAAAGAAAGAAACTATAATTACGAAGAACATTTATTACCGCATGATGCCGCAGCGAGGGATTTATCCACTGGTAAAACCAGGATGCAAACGCTTCAAGCTCTTGGGCTAAAGCATGTACGAGTTGTACCCAAACTTTCGATAGAGGATGGAATAAATGCTGTACGTTTAATATTGCCTAGAATGTGGATGGATAAAGACAAATGCAAGCGCGGCATATCTGCATTAAAAAACTATCAAAGAAAATGGGATGAGAAAAATAAAATATTTCAGGCAAGGCCATTACATGATTGGTCATCCCACGGTAGCGATGCTATGAGATATTTGGCGGTGGGACTAGATGAGAATCGTCCAACTAAGAATGAACTTTTAAATTTAAAAAGAACCGCTGACATGGACTATAATATATTTGGAGGTTGATATGGGAGATGTTGAAAAGAAATGGAATGAGACACGAAAAACTGTTGAAGAGACTGGAAAACAATTTGGAAATGTTGTGTCTGTTGGAGCCAGGGGCGTAGCTAGTGTTCTTGGTAATACAAATCTTGGTGGAAAAACTCCAGTTAAGCGTGGGGACTTTATAGGACAACTATTAACTAGCAGCCTTAGAGGAGCGGAGGACGTAGCAAAGGGAACTGGAAAGGTGCTTCAAGGAGACATTACTGGAGGAGTAAGCCAGGTTGTGACTGGGGCTTTAGCGGCATCAACTGGCGGCCTAACTGAACGAGCAGGACTCACTACTAGTAGTACACAGGAAATGCAGGCGGAAGCATCAGCAGCAGAGGCACAAAGATTAGAGACAGAGCAACTCACGGCCAGGGAAAATGCCAGAATTGCTGCGATAAACAAACGACTTGAGACAGAGATTGCATTGCGAAACACTGTACCTGGAAGATCGGCTACACTTTTGGGTGGAAGTTCTTTATTCCCTGCGGGAAGAAACACACTATTAACAATCGGAAAAAAATAATATGGCTATAAAATTTACGGTAAAGCAGATTAAGGATAAACTCGGAACTTTAAAAGCGGAGCGATCAACGTGGGAATCCCATTGGCAAGAGATTGCTGATTATATGTTTCCAAGAAAAAATCAGGTTACGTCTATAACTACATCTGGTGAGAAAAAGTCAATAAATGTTTTAGATAATACTGGGATGTATAGCCTTGAGCTTTTAGCTGGACAACTTCATGGGCTTTTAACAAACCCCAATGCTCTTTGGTTTGAGCTTACAACTGGCATCCTTGGCATTGATCAACTGGATGATGTGAGGGTATGGCTACAAAAAACTGCTAGAGATATTCATACGGTATTAAATAACTCTAATTTTCAAACAGAGGTCCATGAACTTTATATGGACGAGTGTGGTTTTGGTACTGCTGCTATGTACATTGAAGAGGATGAAGCTTCTAATGTTAGATTTTCCACAAAATTTATTGGAGAATGGTTTATTGATGAGGATGCTCAGGGCAGGGTGAATCAAATTTATAGATGTTGGAAATGGAAAGCCCCTCAGATTGTCGAGGAGTTTGGAATTGAGAATGTACCAAAGAAAGTTAAAGACTCTTTTGAAAAGGGGCAAGACGATAAGTTTGAACTTATCTGTGCAATTTACCCCTATTCTCTTCTTGGAACTGTAAAGGGCGCGTACACATATGCAAAGCAGACAATCTTGCCGGAGCTGAACCACGAACTTCAGCATGAAGGATATAGAGAATTTCCGTATGTAGTCCCCCGCTGGAGTAAGGGGACAGGTGAAACCTATGGAAGATCTCCCGCAATGACGGCACTTCCAGAGGTTAAAACTCTTAATAAAATGACAGAGATTGTTATAGTGGGCGCACAGAAAGTTATTGATCCGGCTCTTATGATTCCTGATGAGGGATTTGTGATGCCAATTATTACTAAACCTGGGGGATTTAATTACTATAGATCAGGAAGTAACGATACAATTAAGCCTATATTTAATGATGCTAGAATTGATTTTGGGTTCGAGGTCATGAAGGAAAAGAGGACTAGAATCCGTGAGGCATTTTTTGTAGACCAATTAATGCTACAACAAGGCCCTCAAATGACAGCCACAGAGGTATTACAGAGAACAGAAGAAAAAATGAGACTTCTTGGTCCAATGCTAGGAAGACAACAGTCTGAATTTTTAAGTCCATTGATTGATCGAGTATTCGCAATTATGTTACGCAGAGGATTAATTGATAAGCAGTTAATTCCACAGGCACTAAGGGGTAGAAAGATAGATGTGAAGTATTCTTCTTTGATTGCAAAAGCACAAAGATTGTCCGATGCCCAGAACATTTTGCGAACAATGGAGGCGGTGACTCCGTTTATAAACTTGGATCCAAAAACTGCTCAGAATTTTGATGGCGATGCAGCGGTTAGAGCTATTGCTGAAATTTTTGGATTTCCACAGCAAATTATTCGCACTACTAGAGCAGTGGGGCAGCTTAGAGAAGCTGAAGCTGAAGCCCAGCGCGCGGTTTTGGAGCAACAGAACCAAGCGCAGCAGATGCAGCAGATGCAACAAATGCAGCCCATGATGCAACAAATGCAGGAAGCACAACAACCAGGAACTTAAGGATTAATAAATGAATAAAAAATCTACCATTGCAACTGCAAAAAAGCAGGTTGCTACTTTTGAGTCTTATAAAAAAGTATTTTTAAATCTAGACGGGGAAGTTGTACTCCACGATCTTATGAAAAGAGCTGGTGTATTGGACCCTATTTTTACAACAGATATAAACCAAATGCTGGTTCGAGAAGGAGCTAGGCAACTGGTGTTAAAAATATTAAAAGATTTGCGTATAAATGTCGAACATTTAAGAGAAAGGATGGACGAATATGTCAGAGACAGTGAATAATGGAGTAGATGGAACGAAGGAAAGTAGAACTACAGGAGGAAGCATACTTACTGCACACAATTCGGGGGGCACGGGTACAACTTCCGAAGGGAACAAAAATAGTGGAAATGTGGCAGGTGCGGGGCAGCAGGCCGCAGGAGATAATAATGGTGGTGATTCCTCCAAAGGGGCAACAAATACAGATTGGAAATCCTCGTTGCCTAAAGAGATACAAGAGGAGCCCAGCCTCAAATTGTTCAACGACGTTGCTGCCTTGGCAAAATCCTACATCAGTGCTCAAAAACTAGTAGGCGCAGATAAAATATCTGTTCCATCTAAACACGCCACAGATGATGATTGGGCAGGTGTATTTAAAAAGTTAGGTCTTCCATCGGACCTAAAGGAATACGACGTAAAAATGGCAGATGGTGTTAGTATAGATAAGGAGTTTGTTGAAGCCTTCAAGACAACAGCGCATAAAGCGGGGATTCTACCAAGGCAAGCCCAAGCAATTGCAGACTGGTTTAGCAAAACGAATCTTGAGGCGGAGACGCGAATTTCGAATGAATTTAAGACTGCTCAAACAAAAAACCTCGAGACGTTAAAGACAGAATGGGGAGACGCTTTTGACTCAAAAGTCGGAAAAGCGCAAAGAGTTTTAAGGGAAGCTGGGAACCCAGCACTTATACAATACCTTGATGAATCTGGATTGGGTAATAATTCTAACTTAATTAGACTGTTGTCTAGTATTGGAGAGAAGTTTTTAACCGAAGGCTCTGATATAAATACAAAAGGGGCAGCAAATGTTATGACCCCGAAGGATGCTCAGAACGAGTACAATAAGGTAATGGCAGACATGAAACACCCTTATTGGACAAAAGACCACCCTGGACACAAGGCAGCAATGGAAGAAGTTAACAATTTATTTAAAATGGCTAATCCACAAGCAAAAAGCAGTTGACTTTCAGCAACATAATAGAGATTCTGTTTATAGAGACAATCCTACAGGATCTCTTCATGCTTTGAAAAGGGCCATGACTTTTCGAGTGAATCCTCTGTTAGAGGACAATTCCAACAAATTGTTCTAAAAATTTTAACAGGAGGAAAAAATGTCTTCAGAAATTACAGTTGCCTTTGTGCAACAATATTCTGCTAACGTGTTTCACCTTTCTCAGCAAAAGGGATCACGTCTTCGCAAAACAGTTCGAACAGAATCACAAAAATCAAAGGCTGCTTACTACGACCGTATCGGTACAGTAACAGCTCAATTAAAAACAGGTAGACATAGTTCTACACCACAACTAGATACTCCCCACTCTAGACGTATGGTTACTTTAAATGATT